GGCATTCGGGCATCGGCGTTTGTCTAAAGTAGATAAAAGTAGATAAATGGCAAAAGGGCAAAAAACAGGAGGCCGCACCAAAGGGACGCCGAACAAGGTGACTCAGGACGTGCGCGAAGCCATCCTTGACGTTGCCGCCAATCTCGGCGGATCGGTCGGCATGCTGCGCTGGGCGCAATCCGATCCGGTCAACGAGCGCATCTTCTGGTCGCAAATCTATCCCAAGACGCTGCCCAAGGAGGTCAAGCAGGACATCACCAGCAACGGGCAGACGATCCAGGGCGGTGCCCTTGTCGTTCCCGGCGCGATGACCGAAGACGAATGGGAAGCTGCAGCGAAAGCGAATGGCGCTGCCCCGTAAGATTTGGGAACCGCTCCCCGGCAGCCAGCGGCTATTCCTGCCATGCCCGATCTTCGAATGTCTGCTGGAAGGCACCCGAGGCGGCGGCAAGACTGACACGCTGCTGATGTCGTTCGCGCAGTACGTCGGGCGTGGCTTTGGTGAACATTGGCGCGGCGCGCTGTTCCGGCTGACTTATCCGCAACTGGCCGACGTGGTGGCCAAATCCAAGCGCTGGTTCTATCAGATCTTCCCCGAAGCCAAGTTCAACAAGTCCGATTACACCTGGGAATGGCCGACTGGCGAACAGTTGATGTTTCGCTACGGTGATTCCGAGGATGACTACTGGAATTATCACGGTCATGAAATCCCGTGGCTCGGCTTCGAGGAACTGACCAACTGGCGCGATTTGTCGTTCTATGAGGCGATGCATTCCGTTTGCCGTTCGTCATTCCCTGGCATGCCGCGCATGGTGCGGGCAACCTGCAACCCGTTCGGGCGTGGTCACGGCGCAGTCAAGGAGCGCTTCCAGCTCGGCAGCGGTGGCACGCCGACCGGCACCGTGATCCGGCTGCCCGATCAAAAGCCGCGGGTGGCCATCCATTCCAGCATCCACGAAAACAAGATCCTGCTGGCCAATGACCCGGAGTACATCAAGACGCTGCAAGCGCTGAAAGACCCGAACCGGCGCAAAGCCTGGCTCGAAGGCGATTGGGATATTCACGTTGGATCGTTCTTTGAAGGCGTGTGGGATGCCAAGCGGCATATCGTGCAGCCGTTCACGATCCCGCCATCGTGGAAAGTCTGGAAGGCGATGGATTGGGGCTTTGCCGCCCCTTACGCCATTCTCTGGCTGGCGATGGACCCGGACGGCTGCATATACGTGTGGCGCGAGCTGTACGGCGCCGGCGAGAAACTGGGCGAAGGTTCCCGCGAGCATGCTGATGTGGTGGCCAGGAAGGTCAAGGCGATCGAGCAGCACGACGAGAGAAACGGCTATGAATACCGGCTGAACCTGGCCGACCCGGCGATCTTTTCCAACACCGGCACCAACAACACGATCGGAGGCATCTTCCGCGCGGCGGGCGTGAAGTGGCAAGAAGCCTGGAACGGCAAGGGATCGATCGCCAATGGTGCGCAGGAAATCATGCGCTTGCTGGCCGAGGACAAGCTGAAGATTTTCTCCACCTGTAAGCACCTGCTGCGCACGCTGCCGGCGATCGGGCCGGATGACCTGGACCCGGAAAAGTACGACACGCACGGCGAGGATCACGCGGTCGACGCGCTGCGCTATGGCGTGATGCGCCGCCGCCGCAATCCCGATGTCGAACAAATGTCCGATGACCCGGTTGACACGATGTATAAGGATGCTCACGGCAACCACGTATTGACACCATGACCCCGACCGACGACCACACCGCGCCCGCCGCGCCGCAGCATCAGTACAAGGACGCGCCCGAATCCGACCCGCTGGCCAAGCAGTGGGGCGAGCGCATCGCCTCGGCGCGCAAGCATTGGGAGTGGTATCACGAACTGGTCAAGCATAACCGCAAGGTGGTGGCCGGCTTCGACAAGAAGAAAAAGCCCGGCGAAAAGGGCTTCCGGATGCACCGCGCGAACCTGATCCACGGCACGATTACGGCGATCCTGCCGAATATCTATGCGCGCAATCCCGAGATGAGCGTGACCGGCAACCACCAGGCGCGCGACCTCAAACTGCTGTGCAAGACCATTGAAAAGGTCACGAACCGGCAATTGAATGATGCCAAGCTGAAAAAGCGCGGCAAGGCCAGCGTGCGCGCGGCGCTCACCGCCTCGCTGGGCGTGGTCAAGGTGATGTACCAGCGCGACATGCAGACTGATCCCTTTATCAAGGCGCGGATTCAGGACACGCAAGACAATATCGCGCACATCGAAGGCCTGCTGCTGCAGATCAACGACCCGCAGGCGCGCGCCGAGCAGGAGGCGGCGAAAGCCGAGCTGAAGCAAACGCTCGATGCATTGCAGGAAAAGGTCGAGATCGTGGCCGGCGAGGGGCTGGTGATCGACCGCATCCTGTCCGATCACTTGCTGATGGATACCGCGATTGCCGAGTTCGAGGATTACCCGGATTCCGACTGGCTGGTGCAGCTGATCCCGATGAAAAAGTCGACCGCCGAGGGCATTTACGGCTACCGGCTGGACAAGGCGAAAACCTTCAAGGGTGCCGGCAGCATCGACAGCCCGGACAGCAACAAGATTTTTTCGGGCAAAAGCACAGCGGGCGCCGACGATGCGCAAATCTGCATCTGCGAGATTTGGGACAAGACCACGCAGCGCGTCTATACGCTGGCCGAGGGCTGCGACTGGTTCCTGAAAGAGCCGTTTTCGCCGGCCAGGGTGGGCGAGCGCTGGTATCCGTTCTTCCTGCTGCCATTCCAGCTGGTCGACGGCGAAGTGATTGGGCCGTCGCTGGTCGACTTGACCGAGGAATTGCAGACCGAGCACAACAGCACACGCGACAAGGAAAACGCGCACCGCGACTTGATCAAGCCCGGCTATGTCGCCAGCTCCGAGGTCAACGAAAAGACTATCAAGCGCTTTCAGGATTCGCTATTGGGCGAAATCACGATTGTCGACACCGAGGGCAAGCCGCTGGCGCAAGTGATCGCGCCGAAGCAATACCCGCCGATGGACCCGGCCGCTTACGACACGTCGAAGGTCCGTTACGATTGGGAGCAAGTATCCGGCATGCAGGATGCCGCCCGTTCGACCGTGGTGCAGCCGAAGACCGCGACCGAAGCATCGATCATGCAGCAGAGCTTGAGCGGCCGGGTAAGTGAATTCCGCGATCAGGTGGAAGACTTCTTGCAAGAGATTGCGCAATACGCGGCGCAAATCCTGCTGCAAGAACTCACGCCGCAGCAAGTCGAGCGCATCATGGGGCCGCATAAAATGGGGCCGATCCCTGGGCCAAATGGCCAGCCGATGCTCGACCAGATGGGCCAGCCGGTCATCGGCGTGATCGAGCCGTCCTATGACTGGCCGCAGCTGTCGCGCGAAGAAGTGTTCGACCTGGTGCAGCTGCAAATCCGCGCCGGCACTACTGGCGAGCCGGACAAGATCGAGCAACAAGAAGTCTGGCTCAAGCTGATGCCGGCCATCCAGCCATTGATCACGCAAATCATGCAGATCCAGCAGATGGGCGGCGATGCGGCGCCATTGATTGCGCTGCTGAAGGAAACCGTCGCGCGCTTCGATGAAAAGTTGGATGTCGACCAGTTCATCCCGAAAAAGCCGGTCATGCCTGCCATGCCGCCGGCCATGCCAGGCGCACCGCAAGGCATGCCAGCCGGTGCGCCGCCCCAATTGCAAGCCGTAGCCTAACCACAACAAGGAGCCTATTTTGAGCGACCGCGAGGATTTCATTGACAACCTGGCCGACACCGAACCGGCAGACACGGCCAACGAGCCGATCGACACGCCGGCCGACGAGCCAGTCAGCACGCTGGCCGACGAGCCGACCGACGCACCCGAGCCAATCCGCCCGAGCGAAACCGAAGGCGCGAAAGCGCTGCTGGAGTCCATCAGCGAGCCGGACCCGAACGCCGCGCCGCGCGGTCCTGACGGCAAGTTCCTGCCGAAAGAATCGCGCGCATCGGAAGGCGAAAAAGAGCCTGAAAAACCAGCGGAACCCAATGCTGATGCGGATTCCGCCGCGCGCACCGACAAGCCCGCCGAAGCCAAGACGCTGGACGAGCAGGAAGCCGAAGCGCTGGAAGGCATCAAGTCGGAACGGGGCCGTGAGCGCATCAAGGCGGTGTTCGCCGAGCGCAAGGCGCTGGAAGCCGAAAAGCAGGCGCTGCACGCCGACATCAACGAATTCCGCGAAATGGTCACATCGACCGGCATGGCGCCGCAGGAATTCGCGCAAATGCTCGAAGTCGGCAGGCTGATCAAGTCGAACGACCCGAGGAATATGCAAGTGGCGCTGCAGATGATCGACAGCCAGCGCGCCGAACTGGCGAAAGCGCTCGGCGTCGAACTGCCCGGCGTCGATCTGCTGGCCGATTTCCCCGACCTGAAAGCGGCGACCGAGAACCTGGAGATCACGCCGGACCGCGCCGCCGAAATCGCGAAATACCGGCGCGCCGAGCAGCAGCAAATGCAGGTGCGGCAGGCGCAAGTCGCGCAGCAGCAAAGCATGCAGCAGTTCCAGCAATCGATCGATACCGCCGCGCAGCAGGCCGATGCCATATTCGCGACCTTCAAGCATGAGGTCGACTACCCGGCCAAGATGCAGCAGATTCAGCAATACCTGCAGCAGCCGGGCAAGGTCAACGAAATCGTGCAGACGTACCAGCCGCATCAATGGCCGGCGTACTTCCGCGACCTGTACCAGCAAATCCGCGTGGTCGCGCAGCCGGCACCGCGGCAGATCCAGCAGCCGATCCGTTCGCGTCCGGCGATGGCTGGCGCGCCGCAAAGCAACCCGAACGAGCCGCTGACCAACCGGCTGATGAGCCACATTGATTCATTAGGCATTTAACCGATAAGGAGGCGTATGGACACCGCAGGAACAGGGCTGATTTATTCCACCGCGACCACCGTGGACCGCAGCGGCACGATCACGACCGGCGGTGTCGCGCAGGCTTTGATGCCGGCGAACGCGGTGCGCCGCGGCTGGTATCTGCGCAATAACTCCAGCGGCAGCCTGTACGTCAATGGGCAAGGCACCGCATCGACCGGCCCGCAAAGCCTGGAAATCAAGCCTGGCGAACTGTACGAAACGCCGAACAGCGGCGCGTCCGGCAATGCGCTGTCGATCTATGGCGCGACCACCGGCCAATCCTTTACCAGCAGGGAATGGTGATATGCCTCTTTACTACGGTAATTCTTCCTCAAAAGCGGATGCGCAGGTATTCACCGCCTCCGGCACCTGGACCAAGCCGGCCGGCGTCACGTTCGTGCGCGTGGTCTGCATCGGTGCGGGCGGCGGCGGTGGCGGCGGCCGGGGCGATGCGGCTGGCACGGCGCGCTACGGTGGCGGCGCCGGCGGCGGCGGGGCAAGCGCCGAAATGGTGTTCCGGGCATCGGACCTGTCGGCTACCGTTGCGGTCACGGTCGGCGCGGGCGGGTCTGCCGGGTCAGGCGGATCGTCTGCCAACGGGACAGCAGGAG